AAATGTAGTGCCGCGGCGATCCATTCTAAATAAAAAACCCCTCACCGATTTCTCAGTGAGGGGCTTCTCTATATAGTGACCCTTTTAGTCCGAATCCAATTCAGCGACTAGGAGATGTTCACCTTACCCTTCGTCAGCCAATTTCTCAAAATATGACATTGCGTCATCATCATCATCAACCACTGTAGCAGCGGGTGAAACAGGTTTAGTATTTACTGTAACATTGGCAGTAGGTTCACTTTCCATTACATCTGCAACTGTAGCAGCTGCAACTGTTCCAGAAAGAACCATATCCAGACGAGTCTTCAACTCATCATAGGATTTAAAGTTAGATGGAGAGCTGAACTCAGCAAGGGAATATACTTTACCATATATCTCCTCAATTTTGTCATCATCATCATTCAATGCAGATGGAGATTCAAACTCAGATTTATCATAGTTCCAATAACCATCTACTTTACGAATCTTCAGTTTGAAGTTCGCACCACTCCAAAGATCAAAAGGATTGATAGGAGTTTCATCTTCAAAGGCTGGTTGCATTGCTTCCATAACCTTATCAAAGATTTTCTTACCGAACCTATAGAGAAAGACCTTACCCTCATTCTCAGGATTTGCAGAATCAGTAATAACATAAATGTTAGAAAAATATTGCAACTTACGTTTCTGCTTACGAGCAATCTCTTTATCAGACTCGATGCCAGAGTTCCAAAACCTAGTATTCAATTCTGATACTGGGTCATTCTGACCAAGAGTGGTGAGAGAGTTCTCAATATACCATTGACCAGTAGGCCCCTGAAAAGCATGGTTCCAGACTTTAACCCAAGGAATCTCTTCTCCTTCTGGTGTTGGAAGAAAACGAATGACAGCATAACCATTATCGGTTTTGTCCATCGTAGGTTTCCAAAGTCTCTCATCATTATAAGACTTCTTATCTTGTGGTGCAGATTCTTTAACTGCGGCACCGAGCAGTTTGTCTAAAGAATTAGACTTCTTCATTGCGCTAAACGACATATGTATTCTCCTTATGTAAATGTATGTTCGTATGTTTAAGTATGTTTAAATATAACATAGTATAGGTATAATGTCAATCCTCTTTTCTATTTATTGTCTTATTAAAGACAGTTCTTTGCAGAATTCTTCTTTCGTTAAATATGTCAGGGTATTGATATCGCCGTCTTCATTATTATGGAAAAACTCCTTCTGGCCGTATCTATCAATAGCATCAACCCAATAAAAATCAACGTCATTATATTGTGTAAAAATAACTGCCAGCTGGTCTATCCAATTTACAGGATTAAATCCTTTTGTATCACTAGGAAAATAATTGTCTGTCCCTTTGTATATGTTGTTCAAATCTTCTTCATATGCGCTTAGATCAAATCCTAGCATATATACCTTCTTTGATCCAGACTCACACGCAAGAGACATTGCAGCATTACCTGTAGAGTATCCATTGAGGCCAACAATAGGAGTCACTTGGTCAGTTTCCTCTACATATGTAATCCAGATTCCAACGTCCTTTTCCATCTTCAACGTTAAATCTTTTATATCTAAATTTGGAAACTGCTGTATTGCAAGATCAATTTTCTCTTTCAATGTGTTGGGGTCTTTTCCTTGTATAACACACTGCTCTGTTTGTTTATTACTTCTATGAATAAATTCTTGTGGAATGTCATACCCCATTAAAGTCATTTCTGCAACTTCAGCTGGAACTACATTCCAATTTGCAAAATAACAATCATTTTTTAGTGCATATCCAGAATCATATATCTCTTGCTGCATTGCATAATCCATTGCAACGATATGATTAGGAGATGCTTCACGATAGACAGCATTACATCCCCAAGTTTCAGTATCCATCCATATTCTTGTGCCTATGGGCCCAATGGACCGCTTAATCTCTGGATTAAACCATGATCTAGATTCACCATTACCAATAATTACAGAGTTCACTTGCTCATCCTTCTATCGATCTTTCCATTAGAACCATCAGTGTTTACCGTGTAATTTACAGATGCATCGTCTAACCACCGTTCATTCTTTACAAAGTCAAGCTTGTACGCATCACGTTCAGAGAGATTTGCAAGGACATTAAATGCAAGGCTGATCCTTGGTTCATCTGTGACATTCTGAGCAAACCCATGAAACAGATATGAGTTGAACATAATCAATGACCCCTCTGTACACGGCATACCAACCTTGTTAGTGAAGTTTGCATTAGCGCTACTGTAGTGCTTTCTTAGTGAGAAAAACGGGTCACTATTTGAGGGCATTTTCTCAAACACTAATGGGGGATGTTGTGGATTTGACTTGACATAATACACGCCACTGATAAGTGAATTACCATGATTATGCATACTCTGCGAACTGCCTGGGTCTGCACTATTCAACCAGCTCTCATGAATCCAGAAATCACGATGATCCAGAGTCATCACATTATCAAGATAATCCTTGGTACACTCATAGAACCATGTCTTCAAATCAGCAAGACCTTCGTGGTCAATGATGTTAGGAGTATCCTTGAACTGTGTAGTATCGGGATTTGCAATTGCTTGTTGATTAAATTCAAACTCATCCATAGAAGGAATCTGTGGTGGATTCGGATTCTGATATATCTTCAGTACACCAGCTGGGAAAATAGGAATTTCAGTCATTTAATATATCTCCAATAAGTGGGAAAATCTTTGCAATCTCTACTGCACAAGCTTTCGCCACATCCATATGTTCTTTTTGAGTACCATTCGCTGATCTCAATTCTATGTAATGAACCCAACTACGGAGAGTTCCGTTCATGTACATGCGAGATACAGTGTTACCTTCTGGCAGTACTGCACGAGCTTGCTCCTTTGCAATACCGTTGTCAATAGCCCATTGATAAGTTTCTTTTGCGGTATTGATAAGTGATTCTTGTTTTTCTTTCCATGCATAATGTAATTCACTATCGACATCAAGTTCAATACTGTTTTGACGATTCTTAGTGTCTTGCAAACGTGCCTCTCTGGTCACAAAATCCAAGTCTTTTGTCGGGTCAGCATAACGTTGGCTAAACTCTTGAAACGAGAATGAACGATGACGTAGTATCTGCCTTGCAATATCTCTCGTTGTCTCTATCTCTATACACGCACTGACCATCTCTAGAGGCGACCAGTGTTTGTTCTTGATAAGATACTTTATAAGTTTACCAGTTGTTTTCTTATCACTCTGATTATTAGGATTGGATACACGAGCACAATATGCAATCAACCCTTGAACATCTCTTAATGAATTATCAACATCAAACAACTCCTTCGATGCCATACTATAACTAATCAATTTCACATTCATTACTTACACAAATCCTCAAATTTAATTTGTTCTTCTCTTCTTTTATTATTCATTTCTGCTCCAGATTTAAATGATCTACCAAAGAATGGTGCCGCTGACAGGAATCGAACCCATGACCTACTGATTACAAATCAGTCGCTCTACCAACTGAGCTACAGCGGCACACATTATCTATCGCCGAGGACGGTTATTCGGCCGATATCCCTTAGGCCAACTAGGTTGGCGAGAGGCGAGTTTATCAACTCGCTCGAACAATTCCTTGTTCTTCGCTGCTAGGTCAGCGTTCTCAAAACCAAGGCCTTGATTTTTTAAAACAAGTTCCTTAATTTGATTTTCCAGTTCCATTACCTTAGCGGCAAAGAAACCTTCTTGACGGATGGTGGGATCACCATCCAAATGTACAGTTACTTCCATTTGAAGTCTCCATTACATGGGGTTAATATTAAGATTATAATACTACAATCTGGTGGATATGTCAAGTACCTAAATCGGTAATTGAGCACATTTTGGTAAATAGTTTAAATCTCTCGCATTAGCTTCAATCTTCTCCTTTAGTGCTTTTGAAATTCGGGGATTGATGGTATCAGGTTCGATACCCTCTTTTTCACAGTACCATAAAACAGCATCCATATGAGAAATACTTTTATCTTGTACTATTTGTTCTATCTGCATTGAAAATGTTTTAGAGGTATTTAATGTCATATCATAATTATCCTAATAATAAAAAAGTGGGGCTAACCATGGCCCCACACGGATGTATTACGTCATCACACAGTTAAGACAATTACGCCTAGCGTAGTGCAGCATAACCAGCAGCAACAACTGCTCGAGTAGGTGTACCGAGCATATACTTCATATATGTCTCACCGTCAAAAGACGATACACGCTTGTTCAAATAGATCGAAAGACCTTCAGAACGTAGTTGGCTAATAACAGCACGAACATTCTTCACACCATAACGTGACGAAATCTGTTTTGCAGTTAGTTTTGCACCATTTACAAGTGCGTTTTCGACCTTAGCGGCCTGGGTAGTGGTAGTAGTCATTTAAATGTTTTCCTTAACATTACAAATAGGTTGAAAGTATTCCAACCTTTAAAATGGTAGTTTTTAGTCCTATAAAGAGAACTACCAAACTCATCAAGTGTCGATATAGGAATAGGTTCCCGTCACTTAAATCTTTATTATTACTGAGTATAACATAGTCTTATCTATATGTCAATACCCATTTTTAAAAAAAGTGGGAGATTTCTGTTGCTAGGTATCTCCCAAACCCCGAAAGATTAAGCAGCTAGTGCGAAATCCTCATAAGATACATTATCGTTAGCATCTATAGTTTTTGACCTATAAGGCGATCAATCCACAATTCTCCACTCATCCGTCCCTGCCTGTCGATCCTGTTTCGCCCCCATCAAAAAAAGACTAGGTAAATTATTCCTGCAAGTAAGGTTATGTCTGCACATATACTCCATACGATATATGCCTTAAACATCCACTTACTTACTTCCTTTACTAGAGGGTTCTTCATCAGAATCCCCTATCATTACTTTTGGCATACTAGTCTCCTTTTGGTGGAGGCGTTGGGCACTGCCCCCAAGTCCAGTTCAGTTCTCAATTCGTATCATCAGATTGTATACTATTTATACCACACTGGTTAGTATTTGTCAAGACCCTAAATGCCGAGGCCTTCAATAAATATACCAGAGACAAGAACCCAGCCAAGAAAATTATCTCCACTTCCATTCACACCTAACACCAAGGAATCAATTCCATTAAAATCTTTATATTCAATCAATAGCGATTTAATAGTAAATAATATGGGTTGTGGAAATGACAAACATAGTTCTATTGTATTAAGCTCATGAATTAAACTTAATACCTTTTCTTCTGATATTGTGTCTGCTCTGGCAACTCTTAGGATTGTTTGTTCATCTTTACAAATACTAACAACAGCAATTAATTCGCCGGGTTTCCATTGTTTTATTTTATCATCCAATTCCACATGTGTTGCTAACGCCAAATTCGTTGAGGCTGCCAGCAGACATATTGATAATATTACTGTGCGTAGATATTTCATTTCCCCATAAAGAAAAT